GCATCTTCTAATGAGGTAGCAGTATACGGAACGATTAATTCATCTGCTGGTACAAACTTAGATACGACTCTACCCATTGGTACATCGTAGTATACTTTTTTAAATGTTGATCCAGCTAATGGTAAATGAAATAACATTGAATCAAATTCTGATTCGTATTCTTTCATCTGATCCATAATTAAATAATTCATGTAATCTTTTACACGCTCAGACTGTTGTTCTGTTGCAGGAGTTTTCATGCCTACAATCTGTGTTCTAACAGGTCCATCTGCAGGTAATAATTCTTTGTAAGCTTGTGCTTGGAATTGTGTTACTGCTTCAGCTAACACTGGGTGTGTTGCACCTGAAGCTCCTTGAAATGGTTCAGTTCTGTTTTCGTATTTAAATCCTAATAAATCTAAACCAGTTGTGTATGCGTTCTCCCAATCTTTTCTAGAAGATTTGTAGTCCATATAATTTTGGACCATCTCGTTTCCAATTGGTTCTAAATTTTCTTCTGGTAAAATATCTGCTAAGTTATCAAAGTGTGATTCTGTGCCCGGTATGTTTATAGCTCCCGGTTCAAAGTCAATCGTTGCACCACCATCTTCTTCTGGTACTACTTCAACTGGTCCTTTTTGTTGTGCTTCTTCTTCCTGAACACTAACTTCTTCTGCCATCTCTTCTTCTGAAGGGATTTCAATTTTAGTACGAGTGTTAGGGAGTCCTTTATCTATATCTGCCATTTATTACTCCTATATCTTCTTAACACGATTTAATAGACCTTGCAACCCTTGTGAGTTTGGTCCTGATTCTGGTGGCGGGCCTGATCTATCACCTGCTTGTTTTAATAAGCCACCGCCTGCTCTTTTTAATCTTCTTATTCTATCAAAATAAGGTCCTGTCTTAGTTCTGAAATTAGATTCTTTTATGTCTCTGTAAAAATCTAGATTTTTTGGTTCTTCAAAGACTCTCATATTGTAAGGATAGTTTTTTCTTTTCTTTGCTTCTGATATGTTTATCGAATCTACAATCCTGTCTTTCTTATCAAACAAATCTTCATCAAGTGTTTCTTTAATTAATTTATCTAATCGTGTGGTTGTATCTTTTGGTGTTGACTTAACGCTTTTATCTATCAAAGCTTGTATTCCTTTTCTAAGTGAGCCTAATTTAAAACCTGCACGTCCACCTTTTGCTAAAGGCTCACCAAAGAAAGAACCTTGTGTTCCATATATTTGTTCTGCACCAAATCTATTTTTTAAGTTTTCCATTTTATATTCTTCTTGAAGAGCTTTTTTTATTTCCAATGCTCCAGGAGCAATTTCTTTAAGAACCTCGTCTGGTGCATTCATAATAGTTCTGTCTATTTGTCCTTGATCACTTTTTTGATAATCTTGAAAACTAGGAAGCATATTTAAATTTAATTCTACTTGACTTGGTTGTTTTGGAAACACACGAGCAGTTTCTGTATCCATGTAATCAGCGACTCCAGGTATACCTATCATTTGATCTTTTGCTGATGCTTTTGCAAAACCTGATTTAGCCATTTGTGCATCTGCAATATTTTCTGCTTTTCTATCTATGTATTGAACTATGTCAGGGTTAACATAGTTTTGTTGTAATTCTTTTTTTGCTGCTTCTAGCTGTGCTTTTTTCATTTGTATGGCTTCGGTTTGATCCCCTTCGTAACCAAACTGAGATCCTGTATTTAATGTTTCGAGATTTGCTATTTCTTGTTCTATTGAATTTACTTTATTTTGACTTGCTCTAAATTTATCAACAGCTAATTTTCGATCAGCATCTTTACCAAACTTTGCTGCTTCTATGCCGGACGTAAAATCAGTCAGACCAAATGTAAATGTGTCGATAGATTTTTTAATTGCGTTTAATGGTTTCTCACCCAGTATATTTCTAAAAACAGCTTCACCTGCTACAAATGCAGCTTCTGGCACTATACCATATTTAGTAATAGCACGTAATACATTTTTACCACCACCTAAAAGTCTTGCTGCGTCTTGTGCTTGATCTGCTGTTTTAAATTTACCTTCTTGAAAATTTTTTGCACCATCTTTAGCACAGTCAGAAAGACTAACAGTTCCTGTTTGATATCCTATTCTACCACCATCAGCTGCAGCTTTGGCTTTACCAAAAGTTATTATACATTTAGGATTATTAGAAAATGTTGCTAGCATTCTTTCTATTTTTCCTTGATTAAAACCAGCTTCTGTAGCAGCAGCTTTAACAATTGATTCAGTGGTTCCTTGTGTTCCAATAAATCTGCCATCTGTTTTATATCTAATACCACCTAATTCATCAGATATTCTATTCATGTCATTTACATAAACTTCTTTTGCTTTTGCAATTTTATTTGCATCTCCACTTGCTACAGCTGCATTATATTTTTTTTGTATTATACCTTGTTCTCTATTTGCATATTTAAATGCAGGTTCTGTTTTAAAAGGATTATCTTTAATTCCTTCAGTGTGATGGGCTTCTACAAAACTATAATAAGGTTTTTTTTCAGATATGTATTTTAATAATCCAGAATCATTTGAACCAACTTTTTTACCAATCAACGTTTCATATTCTTTTTTTAATAATCCCTCAGTTAAAATAGAATTTAATGTTTTTCCTTTAAACGTAGTTTGATTTAATATTGCATTATCATTATAGGCTTTGATTGCTTTTTGATAGCCACCACCATGTTTATCAACCATTTTTTCTAAATTATCATAAGTAAAGGTTGCGCCACTTTTTTTATCTTTAAATTTAGCATTTCTCCAATTTAAATCTTTTTTCCAATTTACTTTTCCATCTGCATCAGCTAATTCTTTTTCATTAATTAATTCAAATCTTCCTCCTTGACGATAAGAATTATAAATGTTTGTCCAAACTTTTCTTTTGTTTTGTTTTCCTCTTGGCCATGATCTACCTGTTCCAGAAGTTTCTTCAAATTTTTCCATAGCAATATATGAAGAAGCTCTAGTTGTTATGTCGGCATCTGTTAAATTTTTATTTTTTAAAAAATGTTTACCACCAGAAAACCTTTTTATAATTTCTTTTGCTTCTGCAACAGTTCGTTTTTCAAAAAAACCTAAATCATCTGCTATTCTTTTTTTAGTTCTAGGACTTTCTAGATCATAGTTATAAACTTTTTTATTATTCCAAGTGCCTCCATAATAAGGTTCTTTTCCCATTTTATTTAACTTTGCTGCAAACTCGTCTCCTTTTAATCTTCTATTTTCAGGAAGTAATCTTAATTTTGCATACTCTTCTCTACTTAATCTATTAGGAATTAATTCATCGTATTTAGCTTCTACATCTTTAATTAATTGTTTTTTATTTTCAGGAGTTGCTACTTTACTTGGAAATGTATATAATTTTCCTTTTCGTCTAATTCTAGCTCTGTAAGTGTAGTCTATTTTACCACTAGGTAATGTCCTTTTTTGAACAGATATTCCTTCAGGTAAATCTTTATATATTTCTTGTATTTCTTTTTTAGTCCATTTCATTTTACCAGCATACCCAGGTCTACGACCATCAGCACTTGGTTGCACTAACATACCACCACCGGCCATTGGATTACGTTTCATGAAATCGTCGATGGCTTGTTTTTCTAATGCTCTTTCTGGTCTGTCTATCTTGTCTGCTGTCGTGATCTGTTCATCGTCGAAGAGATCCATCAACTCTATAATTTTATCCTGTAGGTCTTCCATTACTCACCTAACATTCTAGCGATACCGCCTCTTGCAAAGTCACCTGGATCAAGATCTACAAGATCATTTTCTATAAACTCACCTTGTTTTCTAATAACTTCGTCCATTTCAGCTTCTCCACCCTCTGTTATTCTTTTAGCTTTATCTTTTCTTTTTTTAGATTGTATAAATTCTTTTAGTGTAGGTTTTTGACCTGTTGCATATTCTTTTAATTTTGAAACATCAGATGTTAAGTCACTAATACTTGTGCCACCAACTTCATCTATTTCTATAGAATAATCATCCCTTTCGTACTCAACTCTTACAGCACCATCATCCACGTCTTCTGTAACTCGGACCACGGAACCATCATCTAATGTTTTCTGGTGAATAGATTGTCTTTCAGCTGTTGCAAATCTTTTTGTAACATCATCTCCTTCAATGATTACTTTGTTAACTAACTGATCGAACCATTCTGGTTTGCCAGGCACATTGTCTGTCTTAATAATTGGCACTTTAGTTACTGTCTTACCAACTTTAAATGGTTTAAAAACTTTACCAATAATTGGTATTGATGCAGCACCTGCTAAAAATTTTAAGAACGTTCTTCTGTTCATGCCGTCTTTGAAACCAAGACGCATGATACCACCGTCTCTTGCTTGTTGATAAAATTGTTCTATATCTTGAATAGTTGCTGGAGCATCAGGGTTATTAAATTTTTCTATGTTTTGTAATATTTCTTCATTAGAAATACCCATTATATCTTTTAAATTTTTTTGAGGTCCTTCTAGCATTTTTTTCTGCATATCAGTCAGGTCTGCTAACATCATGTTTTGATCTTCTTCTGTATCTAACATTGCTTGATCATCCAATAATTTTTGCTTACCGTAGTTTAATAAAAGTTGTTTACCTATACCTGGAAAATTACCTATTGCTAAATTTTTTAAATAATTAAATTCTTGACCAGCATCAAATATTTTTTCTAAACCAGATTTTTGTTTTTTAGGAGGTTTCATTTGATTAATAGTTTGTTCAAATGTTGATTTATCAACTGGTCCATCATCTTTACCACCTGGATTAAATGTTACATTACCACTTGGAGAAATACTTACAGATCCTTTTCTGCCTGGTCTGCTTGAACCTGCAGATTTACTAAATGATTCTGTTGCTGCATCTGCCCCACCTTTTAAACCTACACGACCACCTGTTGCTAAATCTTCTGGTGGATCAAATTTCTTTTTAGTCAAAGCTTGATACGCTTCATCATATAAATCTAATCTTTCTTTTGTTGGCATGTCA